CTATCGGTGGGCAGATCAAAGAAGGCTTCAAGGGTCTAGTCCCCGGCGCTATTGGACTGGTCGAATCCGCTGCTATTGGTGCGTCTGCACTCCTTCCTGATGAGTATGAAGCCGGTGCTCGGGAGGCTATTGAGAGTGCAGCTACTACTGCTAAGCGTCCTTTTGCCGCTGCTCCCGGATATGAAGACACAGTGGGGAGGAAACTAGGTGAAGCGGTTGGTTCGACTATTCCTTTCTTGGCTGCTGGACCTCTCGGCTTGGCTGGTCGCGTTGGTGCTGTTGGTCTTGGTGTTGGTGCCGGAGCTGGCGAAGCGCGTACTAGAGCGGAGCAGGCAGGTGCTACGGAAGAACAAAGAGCTCAAGCCACCGCACTAGGTATCGCACCAGGTGCGCTAGAAGTCTTTGCGCCGTTCCGCATCCTCAAGCGCTTGGATAAAGATGTTATCGAGACTGGGGTTGACCAAGTCCGCCGTGCGTTGGTCGCCGGTGGTGAAGAGGCTGCACAAGAAGCGGCATCAGGGTTTGCTCAGAACTTAATCGCTCGTGGCATCTACAAGCCAGAGCAAGAACTCATCGAAGGTCTGGGTGAGCAGGCAGCGTACGGTGGTGCGACGGGTGCGATTGTTCAGGGCCTGTTGGATCTAGCTATCGGTCGACGTGCTCGGGGCACTGCTGAACCTGCACCGCCTGAAGCCCCACCCACCGAACCCGGGGTTGGTGTACCCGAAACAGCCAAACAGGCTGCCCTGTTTACCGAAGAGGAAGCTCCGGTTGCTATTACGCAGCCGCCTGAAGAGGGTACTCCAATACAGGACATCACCGCTGCCCAAGCTGAGGACATGCGACTTGAAGAGCGCACGGCTGAGGGTGTGGAGGCACAGGCCCGTGTAGATGCCGATACGTTGAGGGATCAGTTCGATACCCTTGAGCGTGAGGTTGCTCGTCTAAACAATGAGTACCCCACGGCTACGCCTGAGCGTCAGGCTGAGATTATCAAAGAAGTAACCCCTATCATTGCTGCTCGGGATCAGGCCAAGGCCCAGTTGCAGCAAGTAGAACGCCGCCTGCCTAAAGAAGAGCGTGGTCGTGTAGCCGCTGCGCCTGAGCAGATGGAGCTGGATTTCCAAGCGCCTTACCGTAGCCGCACCCCTGAGGGCAAAGTACTAGGTGAAGAGCCTGCTCCTGCAGTGCAACTATCCCCCGAACAGAAAGCGTTTTTTGAGCAACAACAACTCCAAGATATCCGTGCTCGGATAGACAGTGGGGAAATGGTTACTCCAGCTCAGATGGAGCGGTTGCGTCTGGCTGATAAAGAAGCCCAAGAAGCTGCTGCAGCGGCGCCCACACCAGAACTTATTGTAGAGCAGCAACAAGAGAAGCGCCCTGGTTTTACTCTTACACGCGATACTGGGTACTACAGAGATGCTAAAGGCATGCTGTACCGTAAGAAGCCGCCTGAGGAAAAAGCTCCTGAGGTAGAGACTAGGGTTATTACTGAGGACGACTTCAAGGCGATGGGCATTGGCCCCACCAATAAGAAGCTGCGTGAACAGATCCTTGGTAAAGATATTACGAAGCCCAAGCAGCGTGCCACAGTGCGGCAAGCGCTTGAAGACTACGCTAACGGCCCCAATCGAAGCGCTCGTATTGTAGAAGGCGTGCAGAGTTTCTTGTCGACTGGCCCTTTCATGGAGCAGATGCGACTGGACCTGCAGAAGCGTGCACCTGAGCAGACAGATCTATTCGCCGAGGAGACTGTTGATGTCACCGAACCTAGAGGAGCTGACACCGGAGCAGGTGAGCCTAGCGTTCCACCACCTAGCGAGCGGGGAGCCCCCGCCAGAGAGCCTGCGGCACCTGTCGTATCTGGAGTGGGTGAGCCTGGGGGCGGTGTTGAAGGAGCTCCTGCTGGAGAAAGAGCAGAGCCACGTGCACTAGATCCAAAATTTGTTTTTGCTGCTAAACGTGCATACGAGAAAGACCGTGGTCCAAATGCGCCTAAATGGGTCAACCTGACTAAAGAACAGCAGCAGGATTGGTTTGACACCTACTCCATTGAAAGTGGTAGTAAACAAGTTAAAAAATCTACCCCAAAACAAGTTAAAAAACCTAGCCCAAAACAGGTTAAAGAACCTCTTGTTGATTCATCCCCCCAGCAAGTTAAAGATGAAACAGAGTTTGTTGAGACTACCGTTAAGGACACAATAGAAAAAATAACTAATGATTTTATGGTTGGGGATCAGGTTCGATTTGGTAATAATCCCGGCGTAGTAATTGGGTTGGAGGGCGACTATGTGCGTTTCCGTCCAGATGCGGCTAAATCTCCCAAAGCGTACCAACGTGTTCCGAAATCTTCTTTAACGTTTGTAGCTCGACCGGATGTTTCTAGTACGGCGTCGTATTCCAAGGCTCAAGATAACAAATTTGGCGAAGAAGCTGGCCAACTTAACGCAGACATGGGTAACCTAATCCAGCTACTTGGCGCAAATATGTACGCCGCTAATCTAGCAGACGTATCTGTAAAAGAGTTACTACAGAATGCTTTTGACGCTGTTAAGGGTGCGGTGTCAAGTAAAAAAGCACCGTCACTTTATAAATCTGGCAAGATTGAAATTTCTATTAATGTAGATGACCGAACCATTTCAATCAAAGATAACGCTCGGGGTATGACGCCACAGATTGTACGGGATGCGTTTTTTACAGTAGCTGGATCAGAAAAATCTGATCTTGACCCAAGCGAACGCAGTGGTGGCCTCGGTTTAGCTAAGATGGGTTTTATGCTAGGCGCTGACCGTTTAAAGCTAGATACAGTACGTGACGGCGTGCGTGTGGTTGTAGATACCACAGCAAAAGATATTGCTAACAATAATTTTAAGATTGTTAAATCCCCCGCACCTAAAAACGAACACGGGACTACGGTTACGGTTAAGATTCCAGAAAACTATATTGACCCCAAAACAGGTGATGCTAAAGATATTTGGTTCCCATATAGTTTGGATTACATTGACCCATTAAATAAACCGCTGATTGGCCCTGTTGAGGTTAAGGTTAAGATGGAGTGGTTTAATACTACTGAAAAGATTCTTCCAGTAGGAGTAAACTTTCCTGAAAATAAGTTTCAAAAATTTAAAGTTAATTTTGAGTGGGGGTCGGCGGACGTATATTTTGGTGTAGAACGTAAACTAAATGATGTTGAACACCAAGTTTTATCAAGTGGTGTTTATCAATTTGGTACTCAATTTAAAGCTAACAAAGAAAAAATACCGTATGACATTATTGTCAATGTTAAACCGAATGTTGATGCTCGGCACCCAGATTACCCATTTGAAAATAGCCGCGAAAGATTTAAAGGTAGGCTGAAGAATGACATTGATTCATTAACAGAGTATCTTGGGCAAATTTCAAGGGGGTATGAAGCTGCCAATTTGCAAGAGTCGTTTAAAGATATTGTGTCGATGCCACGTTTGGAGGTAGGGGAGGATATTGTTGGCATCACTGAAAAACTGAAAAAGACTTTTGGGTCTCAAGGGGCCAGTGGGCCCACTGAGCTTAAGCCACTACCCAAAGAAGTCAGCGTAACTCCTGACGCAATTACTGATACCGTCACCAAAAAAGTACTGCTAAAAACTAAAGCCGCTGAGAAAGAGAAAGAATCTACATTTGCAGGGGAAAAAGTACCCCAGACCAAGGACTTTTTGATCGACCTCAAACAAGACCCTAGCCTTCCAATCTTTCATAACAACACTAACGTAGACTATTTGGAAATCGGTCGTAAATTTGGTGAGCCAGAAAAGTTTTTTGCTGAGCTTGGAACGCTTATTGTTGAGATGAAAGAAGATCTGGCAAAAAGTGGCATCTATGGGTACGAGGCCCTAGCTCCAGATAATTTATTTTTTGGTGGGGTAGCAATAGATAAAGAATACGGTGGCCTGCATCTGAAGGTGCCATACAAAGCGGTCTTCGTAAACCCTTTCTATGACTGGGGCGCTAGAACGTTGTTTGGGGTTCGCCAGAATCTGTTAAATACCATGATCCACGAGATTGCCCATACAGGTTCAATGGACCACGGGGTCGCCCACAACAATCAAATGATCAAAGTTGAGCAGTATCTTTCTGACGAAGGATTAATCGACTATTATCGGGATGCAATACTTGACTTACTGCGTCGTCATGAGTCCACATTTACCGCAATGAGAGAGGCGTATGGAAAATCTACAACGAGAAACACTGCGAAGTCTCTTGAGACTTACCAAAAAGACGCCGGAGCCGCATCGGCTAGAGGAGATAAGGGCGGCTCTAAGTACCCGGCTGCAGCTTTATCAGAACGAGAGCGACAGGGAAGGGGCGCTGGTGTACCAGCAGTTGAAGCCGCTGGTCGAAAGAGCGACGTCAGCGCAGGAGCTAGAGCGCCTAGTTCAGAGTACAAGAAATCTAAATTAACTCCCGCAGGGCAAAAAGCCCAAGCTACGGTAGACGCCATGAAGGGCATCTCAAACGAGAAGCCAAAGCAACCTAGTAAGGGTGTAATTGGTAATTTGTCGGCAGCGTTGTTTGACAAGAAAGCTCGTCAAGATTTCTTAGATAAGCTCCGTGTGCAAGTGGCGTATAAGGGTGCATCCGTAGAGCGCAAGCTGCAAGATGCCTATAACGGCAAAGTGAGGGACGCTCTTGGTAACATCCGCCCAGATGTGTTTATGACCGCAGCCGAACACTCTGACACTCTGGCAGTTGCTGCTATGAAGCTGGGTAGGCTCGTGCTGGACAAGACGGTTGGGTGGAAAGCAGAGCAGGGTAAAGCCTCTATGTTTGGGGTAATGAACAAGATAAAAAAGCTGGGCGAAAGGCTGGGCGATCAGGAGCTTGCCTTCAAACTTGCTAATGATGCATTTATTGCACGTCGTGCAAACGCCCTGAAAAATCTTCCTGAGAAAGACATTGTGTCTCTCCCAGATCAAGCCAAAATTGACGTGGGCCTACAAGCGTTCAAAGATTTTCCAGAACTAGAGGCTGCGTTCCAAGAGTTCACCGACTTCAAAAACGGTTTAGTTGACGCCATGGTTGCAGGTGGTCGGATTAGCAAAGATCAGGCTGAGAGCTGGAAAAACGCTGCCGACTACGTGCCTTGGAACCGTATCAAGGAATTTGAAGAAGACCCTCAGAATAGTCCTCAAGGTTATTTCAAAGGGCTCACCAACCTACGCAGCATGAAGAAGATCAAGGGTGGTGAAGAGCAGATCAACAACATCTTTGACAACATGGTGGGCCTGTCTTTCTGGATGACAAACAGCGCCATTCGCAACCATGCTGGTATCCAGTTGGCAGATGCGTTTGTTAAGAACGATCTCGGTGCTCGACAAGTCCGTGAAGGGCAACCTGGGGTAGATCCGAATAAGACGATCTTCCTCTACCGTGACGGCAAGCGGGAGTTCTACGAGTTTGAGTCGATTGCTGATGTGTATGCGTTCCGTGGTATTGAAAGCATAGGCGGTCCGTTCCTGTCCGCTTTTACTGCTATGTCGAACGTACTGAGAAAAACAACGACGGCTATGCCGCAGTTCGCACTGAGCCAGCTTTTCCAAGACTCGTACCGTGCGATGGCCATGTCCGGTGTGAAGAGCCCGTTCGCTGTCGGCGCTAAAGTTGTCGGTGGGTTTGTGGGTGCGTACCGTGGAGACCCAACCACTCAAAAACTTGAATCACTTGGTATTGTGGGTATGTATGACCTTATCCCCGGTCGCGCACAGGAAGAGATTGAGAAAGAGTTTGGCATCCGGCAGAAGTCTTTGTTCGACAAGGGACTGTCGTTTATGGAGTCCTTTTCGATTGCCTCAGATACCGCACTGCGTAAGTCCGTATTTGAACAGACCCTGAAAGAAACTAAGTCCGCTCAGTTCCCAGAAGGTGACGTGCTGCTTGCTCGTTACCGTGCTCAAGAAGTCATTAACTTCAAACGGCAGGGAGCGAACCGGACGGTAGGTGTGCTGCGCCAGATCATTCCGTTTATGAACGCCTACATTCAGGGTATGGATGTGTTCTACCGCAGCATGACCGGTCGTGGTATTGCAGCGGATGAGCGTGCAGCGGCTGCTAAGTTGTTCTGGAAAACAGGCACTAAGCTTGCTGCGCTCTCAATCATCTACGCAATGATGGCGGGGGATGACGAAGAGTACGAAGGCTTGCGTGACTACGAGAAAGATAAGAACTTCATCCTTCCTGGTGGGTTCAAAGTACCTGTAGCCCCTGAAGTTGGCCTACTGTTTAAGGTTATCCCAGAGCGCACCTACCGCTACATTGTTAGCCAAGGCACCGAGAGTCCAGAGGACGCAACCGGGTTTAGAAAGGCGATTGCATCCGCTGCATTTGATGCGCTTAGTGGACCGAACCTTACGCCTCAGGCGATCAAGCCGTTGCTTGAAGTGTCTGTTAACTACTCATTCTTCACTGACTCGCCCATCGTCGGTCGTGGCATGGAGAACATCGCCCCTGCTCAACAGTTCACTTCATCCACATCTGAAGTAGCAAAGATGCTCGGCACCATCGGTGAGCAACTTGGTCTGGGCATTTCACCGCTCAAGGCTGACTACATCATCAAAGGCTTTACCGGTATCGCTGGCGGCACACTGCTGGACATCACCAATGCAATGTACTCAGACCGCCCAGACCGCAGGATGTACGAGCTGCCAATCTTTAAGACGTTTATGTATGACAAGGTCCCCGGCGGGTACAAAGAGCAGTATTACGACTTCCGTAACCGAGTCGATCAGGTTGCCGATACGATCAATATGCTCAAAGCACAGGGCCGTGGAGACGAGCTAGATAAGTACATGACTGACGAGCGGCTCGCTCTGCTAGCTTACCGACGCGTGCTAAACCGAATCGATCAGAAGTTTGAGGACATGCGGCGGTACAAGCGGATTGTTGCTGAAGATACCACCATGTCGAGTGCAGAGAAGCGGGACATCATCGACGAGATTGAGCAGCAGGAGAATGAAATGCTCAAGGCTTACAACATACGTGAGATGCGTAAGGAAGCTGGGCTGTAAAAAAAGCCCCGGTCTAGCCGGGGCGTAATTCCTCAGGGAGACGAGGAGAGTGATGGCTGACTATATCACCCGATTCGCCAGCAGCGCAAACCGTATCTGCCTTTTTCCACAACTTGTTTGCCTACAATCTGCCAGCGCCTGCGCATACCCTCGTGCTGGATATGGGAGAGAACTGGCTTCACGTCTAGGCAGGGAATAAATACGGACGTTCCTATTTCAAATTTTTCCCACTCAATCTTGATCGTCAGACCCATCACTGAGAGGGGTGCCAAGGCTTTCTTCAAGGTTGAACTCCAGTTTGTCGGTATCAAATTCCATAACTGAGGCAGGGGGCGTGCTACCTGCGGACGTGCCAGTCATCAGCCGCTTCTTCTTGATCCCCAGAAAAGCACCGCTCTTCTTGTAGGGTAAGAGGGTGTCGTCAAAACCCATGAACTTCTCACCAACTTCGTGCCGATAAGTCGCAGTCAGGATGTACAGGCGCTTGCGGTCAGGCTCGTAACGGGCAGTCAGTTTGCCGCGTGGCTCTCGGATAGGCCCTGTCAGTAAGCCCGTGCGCTTGTCCTTATCTCCGTTGATAACCAAGATCTCGTTAAAGTGTGCGCTCAAGAAGCCGCCAAGGAAGTCATCACCAGCAGACATAGACTCTTTGTTAGAGGAGCGGGACCGCTTAACAAGATCTACTGCGTAGTCAAAAATCGGCTTGATCTCAATGTCGTGCAGATTAAGCGTCTTGGCAAACATCCCACCAGCAATCGCAATCGCAGCGCCTGCCGTCCAGAAGCGTTCTTGCTGCATAACACCCGTGGCACGGTCTAACTTCGTGTGGACTTTTTCTAGTGTGGCAACAACCTCCGGCAGATTCTGCGCGATGTACTTGGCGTATGGGTCGATAGCGTGCCCGTAGTTCTTCATCAGCCGCCCGAAATGCTTCCTTGACCAGACTGGGTCTGCGTTGGGCTCGTGCGTGAGACGCTCTTCTAGGACTCGGTACAGCTCACCTTCAGGTTGGCCTTTGATAGTCAGCAGTGCATCTTTGATCGCACGGTTAGAGGAGGAGACGACAGGGATCTGCCATGTTGCGTTGTTAATGCGCTCAACGTTGGCCTTGGCGCTCATACGGTTCTTGCCCTGACCGGATGTGATGTCGTACACCAGATTCGACATGGCCTTGGGTTCCATGTTGGTCAACTCGTCAATCGTTGGCGTCATGCTCTGCATTGTCCCCAGGCGCTGCATACGATGGTTGTGCGTATCTTTATAGGAAAGCAGCAAGGACTTAGGACGTCCGTAGATACTATTGATCGCGTTGAGCACCGTGGTCTTACCCGTGCCGCTCTCTTTACTAATCAGGTTCAGCAGGAATCCATCGAGCGCACCCTCTGCTACGAACTTCATAAGTGGCCCACCAAACCCCATAAAGAACGCAAACGCCCTGCTCTCCATACCCTCTCTGGAGTACGCATTGATGATGTCTTTCCACTCGTGGAAGTCGCCCTTCGCAGTAAACGCAGGGACGATGGGTAGGGTCGTGGCAGTGGGAGGGCTGTAAACAATTTCTCCTGTGGCCTTGATCTCACGGTCGCCGACGATAAACGCACTGTCGTCGTCCAGCCAGCCAAATTGTTTTCTGGCGATCTCGGACTTCTTAGTCCCCTGAAGCTCTTCCACCCAGCGTCCTACGTACTGCATCAATGCCTCCTGTTTCTTCGTGCCTATGACTGCCATGCCTTCTGTGGCGATAGCGTTCACAAACTTTTCTTTAGACATGACCACGTTCAGGGGCATCATGAAGTCCCGAACCCCGTCTTGTGGCAGGTGCAGCCTAGCCCACAACATTTCGCCCTGCTCTGGGTCGTGCACGCGTTTAACGATGTAGAAGTCGTGCGCGTAGATCAGCGTATCTTGCTGGTCCTCCTCGTCCGGTCTAGGCTGCTTGTACACCCCGCCAGCCGTACCGCCCCTGAAGTATGGGAATGGGTAGCGGGGGATCGTATACGTCCTAACTTCTTCTGTGACTTGGTCTACCTGTGCTACCTCAATCTCTTCCTCACCCTTCAGAACTTCCCTTCCGATCTGGATGGGGGATGTGACCTTCAATGTGCAATTTCTGCACAAATCTGCATTTATCTTCCTGAACGTCTCGCAGGTGTACGGGCCTTTGGTGTCGTTGGCTTTCTTCTCAGTGGCCTCGGCGTTGTACTCGGGATGCTTCTTGGATATGTTGTGTATGGCTTTATCGCGGTCTTCGCAGACCTGTGCAATCGACAGACCGGCACGCCACAGTGGTTCGTCAAGCTCGTGCTGGTTTGTGTAGATATGTGCAATTTGTGCACAACCCTCACCTTCCAAGGACTTGATCAGGATGGTCTTGAACTTGGAGACGTAGTTACCCATGAGGGCCGTTGTCGTCGGGTCCATCTGCCGCTTGAACTGCTCCCGTCTCATTGAGGCTAGGATGCCTACCGACGGGGCGAGGATGGTTTTTATCTTCTCATTACTTATCAGGGGCGCTAGGTGTAGCACCTCGACGGGGATGGGGTTCTCAATATCTTTTACGTGGTTACTGTACGGAACACGTAGGACCCGTGCCGCATCGGCTGGCACTGTATGGTCAATAGCAAACTTGTGCTCTACGCACAGCTCTTTAAGTTGTTCTGCGTGGGGCTTCCACTCGGCCCTCTCCATGGCATCTTCAAGAATCCAGTACACGTGCGCACCGCGACCTGAACGCAGGATGGTCGGGCGTGGGAGCTTGACTGTCTTGCAGAAATCTTTTAACGCAACGAGCCCTTCTTCCAGCGTGGGGTATGGCTTACCGTCACCGCAGTCCAGATCAATAAAAAACGACTTGAGCGATATTGCGTTGGTAGCAAATCGTCCATTCTTCGCTGAGCCGTACTTTGCTACTCCAAAGAACGAGTTGTAGTTGTCGCTCTGGAGCTCGTCTGATCTGTCGCTTATTCCCTGTATTGATGTTGTGAAGCTCTGCCGAACTAAGTCTTTTCCTTCTGGACTCTTCTTGTTGCCAAAGTTGCAGTAATGTTCCCCCTCTTCTAGCGGGGGGAGCACCAGTGCGAGGAGCTCATTCCTCGTTATCATTAGCCGCCCTTCATTGCCGTCAATAAGAAAGAGATGGCAGGGGTAATGACGGCGTTTACCCTTTTCGGGTGCGCTCCCTAGCCTCTCTTAACCGTTACATGCCCAGCTTCTCCACCAGCTTGAGCATTTTGTCCTCGTGTGCCGTAGGCACCTTGGACTTACCGTTAAACCAATTGTAGACAGTCATGCGGGACACCTTAAAAAACTCGGCTACCTCTTGCGCAGAGATATTGTTCTGGATGCACACGACACCCAGACGCACACCGAGTTTGGTCTGATCCCCAGCCTTAACCGCCTCAACAAACTTAGTTGAGTACCCACGGTTCATGACTGCTCCTTATTCGTCATCCCACTCGTCGAGGAGACTATTGAGATCCTTCTTGGGCGCAGGAGCTTCATCTTTCTTGGACTTGCGCTTGGTAGGTTCTTCAACGGGAGCTGCCTCTTCTTCCTCATCCTCTTCCTCAACAACAGGAGCGGGGATAGCTTTTTGGGCCTTTGAGTCTACACCATCCATCTGGGCGACCGTCATGGTGATTGCCTTAATTGCCGAATCAGTCTTGCCCTGCTCCATGGCAGCTTCAAACTCATCCGTCTCCAAGAAACGAGCGGGCTTGAATGTCAGCTTGGGCGTGGACGAATCCGTATCAAAGCGCATCTCGGTAACGACTGCCGTGATGGGCACACCCTTACTACCCAGCATGCGGGCGTAAGTCTGCAAAGGCCACTTGCCCGGTTCTCCCTCACCAAAGATCGACTGCGAGGGGAGCGTCAACTGATAAACATCTCCCTTGATGTCATTCTCAAGCACCACGGCCAAGCGCTGACTAAAGCGGCATGCACGGGAGTCGCCCTGCCCAGACCCTTTGACGTTCTGCGGACATGTCGCGCAGGTCTTGGCCTGTGGGTTCATTGCCTTAGCATCAGGTCTATCACCATCAGCAGACCAGCAGTCGGGAGCAGACGCCACACCCTTCTTGTACACACCCGCGTAGAACGTGCGGGATACTTTAGGCGCAGCAGCAACGACCACTACGTTCATAGAACGCTCTTCGTTGCGTGCAACTTCGTTGCCGTTGACCATCATGCGCCAGACGCCGCCCTCAATCGAGATGCGCTTCAGGCCACCCGTGCCTCCACCCATAAGGGCTTTGGTAGTTTCGTCAAGCCCCTCGATCTTACGCAGGTGAGCGGGCAGATTTTTAAACAATGCGATGTCAGACATCGTTACTTCCTCCTTACGGTTACGGTGTATTTGCTATCGACCTGCAAACCCGGGGGCAGCAGATCGGGGTTTTCCTCAAGGAACGTAGACATGTTGGTCTGGGAGATACGCTTCTCCAGCAGCTCAAGCGTGCCCTGTTCTTTAAGAAATTCGTGGAATGAGTGCCAGTCATTCGTCCAGTAGCGCTTGGCAAGCTTGCGGCTTACCGTACCGAACTCGGTGCGCAGACTGTCGGCACCCGTCTCTTTGCAGATGTTGAGGAGCTCTGACTCAATCATCTCCAGAGACTCTTTCAACTCGTTGTCTTCCTTCTCGTACTCTGTTGCTAGCTCTTTGCGCTTGTCCCTGATGCGGACGTAAGCCTTGACTAGCTTGTCTGCTTTTAACTCCATATCACTCTCCTATTAGTATTAACGACTACAACCAAATTCTACAACCATACTTTTACATTGTCAATCATCCTCCAGCAGATTTTTGTAGAGCTCGATCATCTTGGTGTGAATGTCCACCTTTGACCTGAGCATGGCGTACATCTTTCGCTCTACTGGAGAACCTTGTAGGTGCACGACGGTACAGGGGTTACGTTGCCCTGCTCGGTGCACGCGGGCGTTAGCTTGTAGGTACGTCTCCACGGACATTACGGGGGACCAATAGACCACCACGTTCGCTGCGTGTAGCGTGACACCATGTGAGGCGGCTTGCGGCTGGATGACCAGCACGCGTGGATCAGACTCAGTCTGAAAGCGATTGAATATTTCGGTGCGCCTACCTACTGGCACTGCTCCGTTGATGACTTCGTTTGTGTACCCACTCTTAGTAAGTTCTTCGTGGATAATCTCGATAGCGTGCCGGTATGGCACGAACACGATGACCTTGTGGCTAGCTTCGTCGATCACTTCCTTGAGCGCCTGCATCCGAGTAGACGCATCAAACGCCACCACTTCACCAGTATCCGAATAGACCGCACCCCCTGATAATTGCAGGAGTTTGTTCAGGTTAGCTGCGGCGTTGACCGTTGTGATCTCTTCACCAGCAGCGACCGTCACCATGTGCTTGCGTAGCGTCTCGTAGTACTCATTCTGTTGAGCTGTGAGCGGTACATCCCGTGTGGTGTAAGTCATGTCCGGTAGATCGAGGCACTCTTCTTTTGTGAACCGGATGGCTGGCTGGAGAACACGGTGCACGATCTCTTCTGCGCGTGGGCGGGGCACCCACTTAAACTCAGTGATCTTCTGCATCACCATGTCACGGAACGATCCGTAGAACTTTGGCACGCCTGTGGGGTTGATAACTTTAGCTAGGCCGTATGCGTCGGTAGGTTCTTGGGATGCGGGTGTTCCAGTCATCATCCACACCCATGTGCTTGGCTTGATGATGGAGTTCAGCGTCTTCCATCTTCTTGTAGAAACAGTTTTGTAGGCGTTAGCTTCGTCGATCACCACCAGGTCAAAGTTGTTTTTTACTACGGCATCTTTGATGATCTGCAACCCATCGAAATTGCAGATGACGAACTCGACGTCCGACTCAACAACAGCGATGCGCTTGTCGCGTGAGTAGCTGTGAGCCACCCCCACCGTGCGGTGCATGGCAAATCTAAACAAGTCGTTGACCCATGCCGACTGCATGATCGACAGAGGGCAGAGCACTAGCACACGCTTGATGAACCCGAGCTGCATTAGGTAGTCCGCAGCCCATATCACCGACCCCGTCTTGCCTGTGCCTTGCTCGTTAAATACGAACGCTCGTCGATGCAGGGTAAGAAACGCTGCCGTTGTCTTCTGGTGCTCAAACGGTTTGTAGAGGCCAGACCATGAGTAGTTTGCGAGGATGGGGGAGGGTACGTTTTTGATGCGCAGGTTCTTGAGGACTTGTGCTTCTTCCAGCCCCCACTTGACCAGCACCTCGTTGTCGTTGAGCACCTTGCTCTTTGGGATAACTGCTGCTATCCGCTTCGGTTCTTTTACTTTCAGTAGTAACGCTTTGTTTTCTATTATTTTCACTCTCGGTTCCCATGACAGGTTCGGGCCAAAGTGATGTTTTCACTTCAGCCCAACAAAACTACACGAATTGTAAAAACTGGCAGGTCACCTAGTGGAGATTGACCATAAGGGCAAAAGCTAGGCCCTGCCTGCGGATGTTATGCCCCACCGTCCGCTGGGGGTGTACCCAAGCCTACTTCTTCTTTTCCCGCTTGCTTACTTCAGACACCAGCTTACCAGAAGAGTTGCGTTTGAACGAACGATTTTTTGCTGGGGATTGTACGGAGTACCCGTCCTTGTTGCTGCCACCCTTGCTCAACGCACGCTTGTGAGCGATGTCCTTCCCCTCACGTGCATCTGCTTTGCCGTTCCCGTTAGCATCTTTACCGTTCTTATCCATAGCACGTCGCGCACGCTGCCGCTCCATGCGGTCTTCATGCTCGCCACGGGCTTTTTGAAGTTCGTACTCTTTTTTATAGGGTCTTGGGGATTTAGTATAGGGCATTATTGGTTCCTCCCATTATGTGGGCAGCTTACCACCGCACAATAATTCCTGCATGTGAAATTAGGCTTGGCGTTCCACACGTTGTTCTCGTAAGACGCCTCCATCTGCATCGTCTCATTGAGCCACTTGACCCACGCTTCGTGTGCGGT